TGATCCAGTTCGTGAACCACGCCAGAATAAACGAATCATATATGATTTAGGTGCTGATGAAGGAGGAAAGGTAATTAACTGAGATGATGCACTAGCATTGATCTCAACCTCCATATTACTATTATCTGAATTTACGAACTCGGCTGTTCCTAATGGCAACGCATTCGTAATACCGGTTATATTATAAGCATTATAATATCCGATTGACTCTCCTAATTCCGCGTACAATTTTGGTCGCATAAGGTCCAATTCGTAACTGCACCAGAGCTCCCCGAGGTTGACCGAGGTACCCTGACAGCCCATACTGGCCACAGAAAATCGACAAAGGTCTGTGAAGCGAATGTCCTGCCCATTTGCTGGATTTATAGCACCTGTTCTAACGTACAGATTGGATAAAACTGACGTTGCTCTTGCACATTCGATAAAGTGAAGACAAGACTCAGATGGTCGAATCGAGTTGGAAAATTGATTGTTCTCCATTTCAGATTTAGATGTAAAAGAGGGCTCTGCACTGTTATACTGGGTACTAAGTATGACACTACCCAGCGCCGTGTTTACGGAATTTAAAGCACTACCGGACATAGATCGGAAATGAAACACCATTCCGCGAATACTGTACTCTTGAAATGATGATGCCAACTGAGATAACCAAGGGAACGTTTGATCTAGTCCCGGATTCACTGCAAACTCCTCTACCTTAAATGTGTTAGCGGTTGAGGATGATAGAATATCTCCCAGATATTCCTTGTGGCTGATACGGATAGCCCCACCTGCCATCTGATGGGTATTCCGCACATTTGGAGGCTGGCCCAAGACAAGAGAATTTTCGGCGATTATATAATCACCAAAACCCGTTATGTCTTTAATTGTATCACCAACAAGAGCACCTGCTGTAAAACCAGCTAAAGCACCAGGTGGTCCCAAAAATTGAGATCCTAACATACCACCTAAGGTTGATAAACCTGTAGCAAGGTATCTTGACGGACCTGGATCAACATTGGACTTTCGTACAATGCTTTTAGAAGATTTGTTCGCAGGTTTTTTGGCTGGGCGACGATAAGACTTGACAGGGCCACGATAAGGAGCTTTTCGTTGAGGCATTGTATTATACTATAGTATAAGAAAATGTTTTTAAGCCTTTTAAACGCGTTCATTTAAAAGTAATTAATATTTGCTATAGTAAATATGAATCTTAAAACCCTGCTGGAGAAGAGTGGAGATGAGTTGGAAGGTAATACTAAATCCAACTCATCTCTCTGTGTAAAAGGTAATGTAGTGGTTGATCCAGTTGTTAAACAAGTTAAAACTGAACCTATTAAGGAGATTGTAAAAAGTAAACGTAATGTTCAACGTAAATACTGGGCATTTACTCTTTTTTACAAAGATTATTGTGAGGTGGAGAGAGTGGAGACCATATTATATGGTCTCTGTGATAAGTATATAATAGGTAAGGAAACCTGTCCAAATACGGGGAGGTTGCACCTGCAAGGATTTGTTGGTTTTAAGGGAAAGGGTAAGCGATTCAATGAAATAGAATCGTTATTTAAATGGCATATTGAGCCATGTAAAGGTAGTGAAGAACAAAACGTAAAGTACTGTTCTAAGGATAAGAATTACATCAAACACGGATTCCCTCTTGATGTAACCGTTATAGAGAACCTTAGACCGTATCAGTCCGAAATTGTTAATATTGTTAAAGGTAAACCTAATGATAGATTGGTATATTGGTATTATGATAGTAAGGGAAATATTGGCAAATCTGCTATGTGCAAATATTTGATTAAGACATTTAATTCACTACTTATTACTGGGGGTAAAAAAAGTGACATTATAAATGTAGTATATAATGCTAAAGATGAAATCTCTTATGGTAGATGTAATAGTGTTGTTATTGATATACCCCGTACAGAGCATAACGCATGCTCTTACCAGGCTATAGAAGAAATAAAAAATGGTATGATATGCAATACTAAATACGAAACTGGTTCCTTTATTTTTAACGCAATGCATGTCATTGTGTTTAGTAATTTTATGCCTGACATCACAAAATTAAGTATGGATAGATGGAAGATAAGTGAAATCCTTCCGGATTACACCATTAAGAATGTAAATATAAATATGGTAAATTATGAAATGATTGTTGATGCGTTGCAAAATGATGAATGAGAAGCAATGATTCAATATAATGGAATCGTTGCTTGGTAGAGGCGGTGGAATGGGATATTTTTCATTATATTATTTCAAAGATAGTCCGTCCTCAGTCATAATGTTCTTACGAACATTACGCCTTGCGGGCGAACTACTTTGACCTATTATAAGAAAAAATCTACTTCCTACGCCTCAGTGTCCTAAAGCCGGACAGGCCGATTCGTTGCTCTAGGCTGTTAGTTATCCTGATTGAACGTAGTGAAATCACTCAACTTTATGAATTGGTATATGGTGGGGGCTTGGGGATCCCCCTAATAATACAGTATGCAAGCATACTGTATTATGATTAATATTCACATCCATTAATTCCATCTTTTATTATTGTTTTTATTATATAATATACCGATACTATGGTATCTAAAATCATCATTAGCGTTTCAATTATCATTATGATGGAGTAAAAGCATAAGTATTAGGTAATTGCATAATAATGATATTAACAACCACTGCTGATGTAGGTAAAACACCAGCAGATCCAAGGGATATGGTAGGTATTTTATTCGCGCCAGATGTTTGAATGGCTACACACTCCTCTAGATAGATGGATTGTGCATTGGCGTTATCGTCGGGGGATTGTAATGACTGAATTTCGGCGCCCGCCCCAGAGTAAACAAAAACATTAGTGTTTGCATTACAATTAGTATAAGTTAATGCTGGTGAATCTAATGATCCAGTTCGTGAACCACGCCAGAATAAACGAATCATATATGATTTAGGTGCTGATGAAGGAGGAAAGGTAATTAACTGAGATGATGCACTAGCATTGATCTCAACCTCCATATTACTATT